AGTGGCAAACCTAGCACACAGGGTTCAAAAGCAACTGGCGAGCGGTATCTCCCAGAGGCGGCAATCAATGCTCTTACACCTGCTGAGTACGCTGCGACAACAAGAGCTAAACGCGCTGGAAAACGCTCGGGAAAGCAATTCGTCAAACAACCAAAAGGCATTGCTGCTAAGACCGCGAGGTACCGATAATGGCTGAGAAATGGATACAGAAGGCGATCTCTAAACCGGGAGCACTTCGTGAACAGCTTGGTATTAAAGGTAAAAAGCCGATTCCTGCGAAGATGCTTGATAAAGCTACTAAGGCTCCGGGCAAACTTGGGCAAAGAGCTAGACTTGCTAAAACGCTTCGAGGGATGAAGTGACAACAACTTCAGGTACGACAGCCTTTAATCTCGACCTAAACGAGATTATTGAAGAGGCATTTGAGCGGTGTGGGGTTGAGGTGCGTACTGGGTACGAACACCGTACAGCTCGTCGTTCTATGAACTTGATGTTCACTGAGTGGGCTAACCGAGGGATTAACCTGTGGACGATTGAGCAAGGTACGCCTATACCTATGACCACGGGTACAATTACTTATAACTTGCCAGTAGATACGGTAGATCTTATTGAACAGGTTATTCGTACGCAGACTGGGATACCACAGACGGACATCAACATCAGCCGTATCTCGGTGGATACCTACGCCACAATACCAAATAAAAACGCTCAGGGTAGACCCATTCAGGTTTGGATTAACAGGCAGTCGGGGGTACTAACACCTACCGGGATTGCGTACCCTACGATCAACGTCTGGCCTGCGCCAGATCAAGACAACTATTACACCTTCGTATACTGGCGACTGCGACGTATGCAGGACGCTGGGGGCGGGGCTAATATTCAGGATGTGCCATTTAGGTTTATTAACTGCTTGGCTGCTGGGTTAGCGTACTACTTATCGTTGAAGATTCCCGAGGCCGCGCAGCGTGTTCCCATGCTGAAAGACATGTACGACGAGCAGTTAAGACTTGCGCTAGACGAAGACCGCGAGAAAGCACCGTTGCGACTCGCACCACGGCAGTTGTTCTACTGATATGCCTAATCGGTTTGCATCAGGTAAGTGGGCGATATCGCAGTGCGATAGGTGCGGCTTTCGGTACAAACTGAAAGAGCTTCGTGAGATTGTTATTAAGACTAAGAACGTTAACATCTTAGTCTGTCCTACGTGTTGGGAACCCGATCAACCGCAGTTGCAGCTTGGTATGTATCCTGTGGATGACCCACAGGCGTTGCGGAATCCACGTCCCGATACGACATATCGCGTTGCAGGTTTAAATGGGTTGCAGATCAATACAACGTCTACGCAACTAGGTAGCGGAGATCCCTCTGGGGGTAGTAGAATTATCCAATGGGGATGGGCACCTGTAGGCGGGGCAAGAGCCTACGATACAGGACTAACGCCAAATAATCTTGTGCTGGGCATCACGCTAGGCACTGTTACTGTGAATGTCACATAGGAGCCTGCGATGGACAAGAAAGACTTAGCTCAAGATAAGAAAATGATTGCTGGTGCAGTACACAAGCATGAGAAAGCCAAGCACAAAGGTGCGCCGCTGACTAAGCTTCGTAAGGGCGGTAAGACTAACGCCGAGATGAAGACTCTTGGCCGGAACATGGCTAAGATTGCTAACCAGAAATCACCTTCGTTTAAATACAAGATGGGAGCCAAATGATGCACAGCAAAATGCCAACGCCTGTGCCTGTTAAAGACACGCACAACGGCTACCCCAACAACGTGCCAAATACCCAAACGGTAAAAGTCCGAGGAACCGGCTGCGCCACGAAGGGTACAGGTGCTTCTAAGAAGATGGGCTAATGAACTACTCGACCCTTTTTAAAACGATTCAAGGTTATCTAGAGAACGACTTTCCGTCGTTTACTGGCGCTGATTCGTCTGGGTCGGGTACAGCGACGTTTACTGCTAAGCAGCAGATTGATACTTTCATCACGCAGGCTGAGCAGCGTATCTATAACTCAGTTCAATTCCCTTCGTTACGAAAGAATGTTACCGGCATAACAACAGCGTATTCAGGATCGGGTGCGGGTCTACGGGCTATGTATTTAGATTGCCCCTCAGATTTTTTAGCCCCTTACAGTATGGCTGTGATTAGTGCCACGGGAGCCTATGAATATCTGTTGAATAAAGATGTTAACTATATTCGGGCTGCATATCCTAATCCTACAACGACCGGTATACCTAAGTATTACGCTATTTTTGGTCCTACTGTTAACAGCGGCACAATCACTAATGAACTGACGTTTTTGTTAGGCCCAACCCCTGACGCGTCATACACTGTAGAACTTCATTATTACTACTATCCAGAGTCAATCACTACAGCAAACACGACTTGGCTTGGTGATAACTTCGATTCTGCGCTTTTGTATGGCTCTTTGGTTGAGGGATATACCTTTATGAAGGGTGAAGCGGATGTGATTGCGGCTTACGCTAAACGGTATGAAGAAGCCATGATCCTTGCTAAACGTCTTGGCGATGGTATGGAACGCCGCGATGCTTACAGGTCTGGTCAAATCAGGATGTCGGTGAACTGATGGCTTTTACTGGCAACTACACATGTAACTCCTTCAAGCAGCAATTGTTTGAGGGGGATTTTGACTTTTCCGCGACGACTACCCAGACGTTCAAGATTGCGCTGTACACCAACGATGCCACGCTCGACCAAACTACAACGGCTTATACGGCTACTGGCGAGGTTGTGGCTACGGGGTATACGGCGGGTGGAGAGGCTATCACTCCTTCACTTGCTATTGATAGTTCCACAGGCATTGCTTATATTGACTTTTCTAATGCTTCTTGGAGTGGTGCTTTCACTGCTCGTGGAGCTTTAATTTATCGAGTTACAACGGGAAATCCAACGATCTGTATATTAGATTTTGGATCAGATAAAACCTCTACGACAACATTCCAAGTAGAATTTCCCCCTAACACCAGCACTACTGCATTAATAAGGATTTCATGATGGAACAAGCAAAGACAAATGACGTTGTGGCTAGCGGATTAATTGCTCGCCCAGGTTCTGAAGAAGCAGCCCGTGCGATGGGCAAGTATTTCTTTGAGTGCTACGACAAAGACGGCAACCTTAAGTGGACGGCTGAATCTAAAAACCTCGTGGTCAACGTTGGCCTACAGTACATGGCTGGCACGGCACTTGACGGCGCTACCGCAAGAATCACATCTTGGTATATCGGCCTTTACGGCGCGGGTGCATCTAATACGCCAGCAGCCGCAGACACCATGTCTTCGCATGCAGGCTGGACTGAGAACACAACGTATAGCAACTCGACCCGTCCGGCTGCTACGTTTGCTGCTGCAACCACGGCTAATCCTTCGGTTGTCACTAATACGGCAAGTAAGGCTTCGTTTAATATAAACGGCACGACAACTGTGGGGGGCGCGTTCCTGACAAGCGATAACACCAAAGGTGGCACAACGGGAACGTTGTTTTCTGCTTCTGACTTCACTGGCGGCGACCGTTCGGTCGTTAGCGGTGACGTTCTTCAAGTAACGTATCAGTTCAGCTTGTCTGCATAATGGCTTTTGTTGTTGCTGATCGTGTACAAGTTACTGTATCTGCGCCGGGGTCGGCTACAACTATAACCCTGGGGGCGGCGGTAACTGGATTCCAAGACTTTGCAGTCATTGGTAACGGTAATAGCACTTATTACACGATAGCTGATCAATCTGGTTCTAACTGGGAAGTTGGAATTGGAACTTACACATCTTCTGGTACAACGCTGTCAAGGGATACAGTCCTGTCAAATTCTGCCGGAAACACAAGCAGAATAAATTTTAGCTCTGGAACCCAAAACGTATTCGTAACACTTCCTGCGGAAGCAACGTTGGCTAATTCGCCTAATCTAGACGGCGGCGTCCCTTCAACTAATTATGGCGGCGCACAGGCTATCGACGGAGGATCACCCTAATGGCCGTTCAAATTCAAACCCGTAATGGCACTGCTGCTCAGTGGACTTCTGCTAACCCTACTTTGATGGTGGGGGAAATCGGTGCTGAAACGGACACAGGGCGATTTAAGATTGGCAATGGCTCCACGGCTTGGAATAGCCTTGGGTATGCTGCAAGTATGAAATGGCTTGGTGCGTACAGCGCGGGTACTGCCTATGTAGTGAACGACGCTGTTTCTTACAACAACTCATCTTATATCTGCATACTTAACTCGACCGGCAATTTACCGACCAACGCAACCTATTGGTCTGTGCTGGCGTTAAAGGGCACCGATGGTGAAGTGACGCTGAACACCGCGCAGACGCTGACTAATAAGACAATTTCGGCCAGCAACAACACGTTAACTGGTCCTGATGGGTCTACACAGGTTGGTTACTTAAGTGCTCCTCAGAACAGCCAATCAGGCTCTACATACACGTTAGTGCTTGGTGATGGTGGAAAAAGTGTTTACTTTACTGGTGGTTCTACAGCAACGCTTACAGTACCAACCAACGCTTCTGTAGCATTTCCTACAGGAACTACGATCTTAGTGCTCAACAACAACAGCGGTAACTTAACAATCTCTGGTGCTGGTGTTACGTTTCAACTAGCTAACGGAGCCACAGGGAACCGTACAGTAGCCACTAAAGGTATGGCTTCACTTATCAAAGTCGCCACAGATACTTGGTGGGTAACTGGGCCAGGAGTGACCTAACATGGCAGGTAACTTAACAGCAATGATTGCCTCCATCTTTTCAGGCGGAGTCACAGCAGACCCTTACTACGAATACACCACGCTCCTGCTTCCTGGTTCTGGAACCAACGGCGCACAGAACAATACGTTCTTAGACGGTTCTACTAACAACTTCACCATCACCCGCAACGGCAACACGACACAGGGTACGTTCTCACCGTTCAGTCAGACTGGGTGGGGGAATTACTTTGATGGCACTGGGGATTATTTGACGGTTCCAAGTAATGCAG